ACCCTAGCATGAAGTTTTTCGGAATACAAGGATTGTGGAGCCCAGGATCGGAATCGAACCGATGACCTCATCCTTACCAAGGATGCGCACTACCAACTGTGCTACATGGGCATAGTTACTCTAAAGTGATGATCAAACGAACGGGGAAACCATGTTTTTTGTACATCCCTTTGTCGAAGTAGTCTTTCCTAGCTTGCAGGATCTTTATAGTCAACTCACTGGGCGGTATGTCATCCCAGTTCCTATGGGATACGGACAACCTGAGGAGCTGCCAAGCTCGGAGGGTAAGCCAAGCCGGCCTTTGCCAAAGCATAGGGAGAATTGAACCATCCCTGGGACTTCGGAACCCCCACTTGAAGAACTCATCAAATCGAGCCTTCAAGTCAATGTCCTCACCGCCCCAATAGGACCCGTCCTCGTTCTCAAACCTGAATACAATGTACTCAGCTTTCTGATCAGGCACGAAGCCATCAGGGAAGAAAGACTTGAACTCTTTTGCTAGAGGTGAGTCCTCATCATTATTAGGTTTCTGGTGGAAACCCTCTGAGAGAGGGAACACCCACTTAGTGTCGGAGAGTGCCGCTTGATCAGCCATTGGCTTCTATTGCCTTCTTGTGAACGCTAAAGCCAAGTAGTTTGTCGTGGTCCTCATCGTCGTAGTTCCCACAGACATACCCGATTGAGTCTGTACCCGGAATAACACCCACGAAGCCATTGAGGAGACCGAGGATGCTCATTGTCGGAGGGTCCCCTGGGGACACTTGGACCGTTGGGTGGTCTGCCATAGCCTCGTTCACCGGTACTCGATGAGCGAACAGGGACTTGATAGCCTCAGGGTCAGTCTTGAAGCACTCGTTGAGGAAGGTGACGAGGTGCTCAGCAAAAAGCTTACGATCGTTTGGTAGCTCTAGAAAGTCCATTCGGTATACCACACTGACCAGTACACCGAGAGGGTTAGGCTCCGGGGGCTGGGCTCTAACCAGCATTTCTGGCGAATCAGGCCAGTGTCCTTAGTTCGATTGGACGACCCTGGAAATGTAGTTCCACCGGCATTCTCATACGAGACAAGGGGTGATGAAACAGAGCGGGAGAAGGGAATCGAACCCTCGACATTTTGCTTGGGAAGCAAATACTCTACCAACTGAGCTACTCCCGCATTGATTGGAGCTGGTGATGGGACTTGAACCCGCAACCCCCTGCTTACAAGGCAGGAGCTCTACCAATTGAGCTACACCAGCATATTGTGGAGCTGAAGAGATTCGAACTCTCAATCTTTCCCGTGCGAGGGAAACGCTTTCCCAACTAAGCTACAGCCCCATAATGCTAATCAAGTGTGGCGATGCTACCCTCACTCTTACCAGCTCTCCGTACAAGAGAGGCGACCTACTTGATTAGTGGTGGAACCAGACGGAGTCGAACCGACGTTCCTAGCTTGCAAAGCTAGTGTCCTCCCGATTGGACGATGGCCCCATATCAATTGTTCTGATCCGGACGCTGACAATCAAGGTCATGATGAAGATACTCACCTTGATGGCACCAACCATTGCAATAACCACAAACTTGAACGTTTGGTTCCTTCTTGGGTTCAGCCTTCGGCTGATTCAAGATCTCTTCCATAGTAACCTCAGCTAAACCACAAGAAGAAGATTGGTGGACGGGACGGGAATCGAACCCGCACTCAACACAAAGGGCTCTTAGGAAACGCGCTTCCCTAGCGACCGTGGATCTCACTGCCATTCGGTGCATCCGCAACCTTGCCCGAGACCATCCGGAGTTGTCTAGGTCCGAGCGACGCCCTACCTAGCTCCCCTCCCTCCTGTCTTGCGTTGGGGCCATCACAGCCCATACACATTCCGTTTTTTATGGTGCCTATCCAGTTTAGGCTATCCCGCCCTTAGTGGAGCATGCCGGACTCGAACCGGCCACCTCTTGCATGCCATGCAAGCGCTCTCCCAGATGAGCTAATGCCCCATTTACTTACGAATCTTAGCCATGAGCTTCTTAATCATGCGCATCATGTGAAGCCCAACCAACTCAGGGTCTTCGATGATCTCCATGAGTTCCACAATCTTGGATAGGTTGATCCCACCCTTAAGATCACGTGGCAAGTAACTCAAATCCAACCTGAGCTTGCCCCCATGACTCCCTAGGTGCATCGCAATAGAGTCAATTGGCTGGGGCGGAGCAAAGAAGTAGAACATGTCAGTCGAGGTTTGACTCGAGTTCATCGAGTACCGGTCCCCTAGTGACCTCCTAAGTACTGAAAGAAAGCTAGGAAGAAGAGCACTAATTGATTCTCTACCCTCGTTGAGGAGCTCACGATCAATCTGCGGGTTACCCTGAAAAGATACTCTGGTCGCGTACCGATCAAAGACCCACTGTGGAATATCGGGGCGGTACCCCGACATAGCGACCTTGAAGTTCCACCGAGCAACAATTCTTCTGATTAGGCGGTCCACCTAGTCAGTAGCTCATAGGTAAGTTAGTTGGGATACCAGGACTTGAACCTGGATAGACGGATTCAGAGTCCGCTGCCCTACCATTAGACGATATCCCAATAGGCTCATAGAGTATGCATGAGCTTTTCAAACAAGTCAAGTTGAACTACACCATTCAGCTTAGGGGGTGGTGGGTCTTCTCGAACGGGCTCACCTTGAACCGCGTGCAAGGAGTCGACCCAGCACTGATAGCTACAGTACTCAGTACCTCGATAGACAACAGGTCGTTGTCCGCACCAAGCACAAGGATGTTTCATAGATACTTTGCAGAGGCACGTGGACTCGAACCACGATTGGCGGTTTTGGAGACCGCTTTCCTACCAATTGAAAGATACCCCTATATTTACACCAAGGAAGCGTAGCGTGAGACTACTTTCTTGGTAAGAAACTCATCTTCAGTGCAAGGAGACTTGCGCTCTTTCATGTCCACTTTGTGGAGCTTGAACTTGACACCGGCGCCATCGACTGCAGCCCTACAGGGTGGGATTCGATCTAACATGTCATCCCACATCTCGACGACCTCAACCGTGGGGTGCTCTGAAAGCAACCTCTTGATACACTCGACCTTGAAGTCCACAGTATCAACTCGGTCCGACAAGTGAATCTCATCGAACTTCAGACTCTTCTGCTCCAGAAGCTCATGAACCCTATCAGCGAAGACCGTCCACTGGCGACCTGTCAGTAGGACCACGTAATTGGACCTATCACTCAGAGAGTCTCTGACGTCACTGACGGTTGATTCAATCCACCAGTCATCGGAGGGTGTCTCTGCGAGACACGGCGGGGTCATTGACTCGATACTGTAGAACCACCCAGCGGGGTCCTTCCACCAATTCGGTGGTTGGGGACTATTGAAGAGCGTCCCATCGAAGTCAAAAATACGCAGACGAAGGATCATACCATGGTTCTAGCATTAAAAGATTGGCGCCCCCTACGGGATTTGAACCCGTCAACACCGGCGTGACAAGCCGGCTGCCTACCCAAGCAGCATCAGAGGGCAATAGTTTGCGGAGACAAGAATCGCAAAGACATTGTGTTCGGCTGCTCTGCCAACTGAGCTACATCCGCCGAAGCGGACGACGGGACTCGAACCCGTGACACGCTGATTAATTGTAGTCCTTACTGCATTCTCCGCGGTGCCCCAGGCTGGACTCGAACCAGCGGCATTCGGTTTAGGAAACCGACACTCTATCCACTGAGCTACTGGGGCATGAAAACTAAGCTAAAGCTACCGGACTTCGACCCTTAGACCGAGATACTCATCTCTGGTGACCCGTTATTGGTGAGTAGGTTAGCCAGAACCTGGCGCTTGTACCCAGAGTAGAAGTAATCGATCAGGATGTCGCGAGGCTTGTCCGGAATCTTAGCGACTGAGGACCTGAAGTCCCTCGTTCTGATTCTCCAGGTGGGCCGAGTTAGCAAGAATGGATTGATGTCCCTCAAGGTGAACCCAAAGAGTAAGTCTTTGGGGGTGTCATCGGAGACGACGACACATCCCGGGTTCTCTTTCACGTACACCATGATAGAGGTCATCAACTCGCGGATGTCTTCGTACACCATCCTCGTGCTACACCAAGGTCTTGCACTTGCTCCCGTTCGGAGCAAGTGCTTGCCAGTTCTTGTTGGGTCAATCGTCTGTGGTTCCGTCGACCATCAGTCTTACGGAGCATACACATTCCGCAACAACCCTTGATACCACCTCGGCGCCGATGCCGTCTCTTGAAGTTTGCCATGGTTCCTCCTTGCCGCCGTCAGCGGCTTGGTCGTGAACCAAGTAACTCTCAAGGGTATCATCACTCAGACCTTATCAACTACAAGAGATCTACGAAACCTTGCATCACCCTCTAACTTGAACTTTCCTGACAAGTCTTGGCCTGGGGGTAACTTCATTGTCCACCCGGAAGTGGCCCAGCCGTAGTGGTTGACTGTGATATCATCACCATTGACTGCTTTCACTTCAAGCTGGACTCCACGACGCATCTCTGTCCACCAGTCACCACGCTTCACCCAAACACTAAGAAGGTCCCCTTTGGCAAGGGTGGATGAAGCGAAACGAGCGGACACTCTGGAGATGATAGTCAGGTCTTCCACATCAGGACAATAGCATAAGACGACTATTAGAGCTTGATTTCTAAACGCTCGGGGTGTGGCTCCCAAGAGCCCAACTTGCTCCTAACCAGCCCCATGACCTGAGTAACTTCCCGAACCTGAGCCTTCTGATGGCTGATTGCCATCTCTCGGTAACGATCCCAATCGTAAGGAGGCGTATCATTTCGGTAATATGCCTTCATGAAACCGATGACCAGAGTGTCTTCTTCGTCCCGTTCGAGTCGACCCAAGTACTCAGTCAGCCCCTTCAGTATCGGACCTAGGTGCGTGAGGTACTCCTTGGTACCCTCTGAGCTAAGCTCGAAGGGGGGCCACCCGTTGCCGAAGCACTCTCCTTGGAGGTAGCCTATGCCAGGACGCTTGTACCCGTGGAGGACGACCCCGGGCATCGACCTGTCACCCTTCTTAGCCCTGGGCAGCAGCATGAAGGCCCTGAAGCAGCATGGGCAGGTTGCCTTACCAACCCTAGCCCTCTCCTCACGCTCTTGCTTCTTCCTCTCGGTCTCAGCTTCGTAGGACTCCATCTGCAGAGCTTCGAGTACTTGATCCTGGAAGTGATTCTTCGTCAACCACTTCTCTAGGGTCTCACCCTCAGCGTTTCGAATGATGAATAGGTACTCCCTCCCGATGTAATCGAAGAAGACTCCAGTCTCGAATACAGCTCCGTTTGGGGCAGTGAACTTGGTTCCTCCCCTGAGGGGCTCGATTGTCCAACCAAGATAGTCGAAGACTGGCCATAGCTCCTTGAGTGTTTTCCCTAGCTTTGGATTCTTTCGAACCCAGAGTAAGAGCTTTGTCATCTTCTCTGGATCCAGAGGTCTCTTACGAGCAGCCGCTTGAAAACGACGGGCCACTCTCTGGACAATAGGATCTTCCACACCAAGAAGTACCCTATAAGTGAAACTTGATCAAGTAGCGGAAGAGAGCAGAGTCGAACTGCGGTCCTTACGGGCATCCAGGTTTCCAAGCTGGCGGGCGACCACTCACCCCATCCCTTCCATTTGTCCGATTACCCACACCACAAGTCCAAGAACCAAATAAACCAGACTCTCGAACTAATCGAAGAAATGGACTCAATAGAATCCAAGCCTCATAAGGCATATCTCTTCTTATGTAGTTACATCGTATACAACACGGTATTACATTGGACTCAAGATGCCCAAGTGAGTTACCTCTACGATCCAAAGTCATTTTAAGTGAGGTCTCACCACAATACTGACACTCTTGTGAGATTAACTTCTCGATAATCTCTTTGGTCAAGTCATTTGACCGCCCTGCCCTCCTATCTGACTGTTTAGAGTCCTTGAGTATGAACCCGGATCTGAATCTAGGATTAGCTCTTCGATCCCGATCAAGTCTATTATACATATCCCTAATTCGTTGGTTATCTCGATAGATCTTAGCAGTACCCTCCTTCTTCAAGTAGTAGCACTTCCTACAGACAGCACTCTTATCGTAAAAAGGCTCATCTGGGGTTTCTTCTTTACCACAAGAGCAGACTCGCATACTAAAGTTACACCAGCGGAAGGCAGACGATTCGAACGCCATAGTGTTACCTACGCACCGCTCAGCAGGCGGGCTCCAGACCAGATCCAGATTTACCTTCCATAAAGTTTGGCAGGATCTCATTATTGGGTGCGCACCCTCAGAAATCTTGCTGGATCGGACCCTCAAGACCGACTGCCATTCAGCTTCCGCTTCCCTCATCTTACAAGAGTTCAGCAGCTTCAGCCCAAGTCAGGTAACAGAGGTAAGATGATCCCTGATGATTCGGGCTTAGCGGAAAGTGTAGGAATCGAACCCTTACCCCTTACGAGGTACCCACCAGTTTTCGAAGCTGGTTGCCATCCGGTTAGCTGGCACCTTCCGTAAAATTGTGATCTAAATCTCGAGATCATCTAAAAGAGACTCTAGGTCACCTTGGATGTACTCGAAGATCGACTGGTTGCCATCAAAGTACTTAGTCACACCCTGACCAACCTTGGTCTCTACTACATCAGTGCTAATCTCTTCAAAGTTAGATGGAAGTGCATCCTCCCACTCATCATAGTTAGTAGGAAGGTTGTGTATCCACTCCTTGAAGAAAGCGAAACTACCGTAATCATGGTCAGAAGGTGAGAAGTCTGGGATGTAGCTATGAACCTGATCCAGAGCCCTCTGTTGTTTAGAGAAGTCTAATGACTTCAACCAACTTAGATCCTCCTCTGTAGGAGCATCCTCAGGGAATGACCCAATACGATCTATCAGATCGTTCCGATCAAAATCAACAAGTACTTTGGCTATAGGAGAATCATCAATATCACTGTAGATATCGTCAGCATTGAAGTCATATCGTTGAAGAAGAAGCCCGATTAGCTTAAGTTCTCGCTTGAGTTCTTTTTGTAGGTTGGGTAAGTCAGAGGGATCATCTATTAAAGACTTGAATCGATGAGTGTATTCCTTGTCTAACTTCTTCAACCTAGAATCAATGTCCAGGAGTTTTCTGGTCTTATCACTCAAGGGTTTCGAGTCGAACGCTTTACTCATGGTATCTAATAAAGAGAGAGGCCCCGATAGATTCCACTCCTTGAATGTATACCAAGCTAGATTGAGTCTTCGGACATCAACCGCAGCTTTATACCTAGCAACCACCCGAGAAACTAGAGAACTCATATTGTAGATCTGAATACGAAAAGAATAGTCGGGGTGGTCAGACTTGAACTGACGGCCTCATGCTCCCAAAGCACGCGATCTACCACTGATCTACACCCCGGTAACGATTACTCTTCTAGCACTTGGAGGGCAGGGTACCACATTACCCATCAAGTGGTATTAGGTGCCTCACCACAGGGGCTGGCATCCGAGCCAGAGTATCACCAATGAGGGTTCCTCGTTTGAGTGACATGTTGAATAGTACACCAAAGTTGTCAGGATGAGACGACTCGAACGTCCGACCCTCAGTCCCCCAGACTGATGCTCTACCAAACTGAGCTACACCCTGTAATTCGCGAAGACAAGTAGTTGAGAGAGAAACGTACGCTGTCCTGACCACTAGACGATCCCCACGTGGTCTTTGATTAGTGTGGGGAGTGAGATTCGAACTCACGTTCACGGCTCCTAATGCAATGTACTCCCTGCAGTCATTCTTCGCGGTGGACTCTCCCGGGATCGAACCAGGTTCTTTCGGGCTTCAGCCGAACGCTAAATTACCAAACTAGCTCAGAGTCCATGAATCGAACTGGTGTAACTACTCTATCTATAAGGGTGCTACTATATGAAAAGATCTTGGTCAGATGAAGCCCTTCGGTTGGCAACTCAAACCAACAACACAATGGCTGGGGTTCTACGAGCACTCCACCTAACCACAAGCCCAGGAAACTACAAGAGTGTCGGCCTAGTTGTAAAGAAGATTGGAGTAGACACCACACACTTCAAAGGCCTTGCGCATGGTACATCCCCAAGAACAACCAAGATCCCGTTAGTAGATATATTGGTTGAGAATAGTCAGTATGGTAGTAACCCACTACGAAAAAGGTTGATCAAAGAGGGCCTGCTACCTAACCAATGTGATGACTGCGGAGTAGGCCCAAAGTGGAATGAAAAACCACTAACCTTGCAGCTAGATCACAAGAATGGGGATTCAAGTGATAACAGGATAGAGAACCTTCATATCCTATGTCCTAATTGTCACAGTCAGACCAAAACATTCACTGGTAAATCTAAGCTAGGTAGGTATCGAAGTGACCCAAGACGGTGCTCTTGTGGGGCAGTGATCTACAGAAAGTCCGACAGGTGTAAGTCCTGCTTAGGCAGGCATGTAGAGAGCAAGACCAAGTGGCCACCGGTAGAAGATCTTGCCAGATCCGTAGTGCAGACTAGTTACACCAAAGTAGCTGCTGGACTAGGGGTGTCAGATAATGCAGTCAAGAAGTACATCAAACGAAGGCTCGGCTTTGCACCACAGAAGTACAAGCCTCGCACAGTCTCAAGTTAGGAAGCACCAACAAGTGATTGCCAAGACATTATTACCCGGAGGCAAACCGCCTTTGGAGGGCGGACACATCCGAATCCCCCCAAGAGGCTCGAAGCAAACTTCGGGGCTCTTGGCGGGGGATGTTTGTAGTCCTAACTGCATTTGGTGCTTTGGTGCATCAGGAGGGAATCGAACCCCCACGTCACAAGGACAGTAGTGTTTGAGGCTACCGCGTCTGCCAGTTCCGCCACTGATGCATGGAGTGCAATCGAGAGGAATCGAACCTCCACGGGTATTACCCCACGAATTTCTGAAACTCGCGTGTCTGCCTAGTTCCACCACGATTGCATGAAAAGTTTCGCTCAAGGGTGGTAGATAGTAGGGGCAACCCCTTGATGCTCCTACTATTTAGTCCAACCCACCATCGAGCTGAGAAGAGCCACCACTGGAAACAAGAAGGTTGTAGAGACGTGTACAGTTTTTGCGATTGTAGTCCCCACTTGCATTTTCCAATGGCTTAGTTGGCCGCCCCAGACTTGAACTGGGCACCTCAGACTTATCAGGTCTGCGCTCTAACCAGATGAGCTACCGGCCAATATAGTAGTAGTCCCTCCCGGACTTGAACCGGGACACCACGTGGGTAGTGGGTTTTAAGTCCACCGCGTCTGCCTAGTTCCGCCAAGGGACCGTGTTAGAGATCAAGTCGTTTTCGAAACAACCGTGACTCTCTCATGATTCGTATACCTAGTTCTTGAAATCTTTCCTGATCAACAGTTTCAAGATGAAGATCAGGATTACACTTTAGGATTGATGGTAACTTAGTAGAGTACCATACTTTAGAGTCACCTTTAACATCAACATAAGTATTCGATTCTGGTAGATAGAAATCTGGAAAGTATGTGTGAGACACCCCTGATTCATCAGTGTACTGAAAAGATCCGATACCTTCAAATTGAGTTAGGAACTTGGTAGCAATCTTGTCTAAGTGCTCTGCGTAAACGGCTTCCCAAGTACCTTGGACTTTTGCAATACGACCCGAGGGTAAAGCAAGGGTATAGATCTTACAGAATGTACCAAGAGGGGCAGCTCTACCCTCTGCATAAGCCCTACGGGCACCGATTGAAACAGAGGCTGACATCTTTGCCAAAACCTCTGGTCTATTGTTACACTCTCTATGCACGGCTGACATATGGGCCGCGAACTCTGGGTTTCTATAACGTTCTTTGGTAGCTGCTGAGATCTTCTCTTTTACTTCAGGCCTACTCAAAACCTCTCGCATAGCTAAAGCTAGTTTTTCTTTAACTTCAGGCCTACTCTGGGACACCTTGAGAATAGCTGACATCCTCTCACGACTACCCGGCTTAGACTTAGCCAACTTAACCGACTCTGAGATCTTGGCTCGCACATCAGGACGAGCCTGAGCAAGCTTCTGACTTTGTGACCTCTTGGCTCGCACATTAGGTAGTGAGCTTGTAACTTCGATCTTTGCTTGAACATCAGGACGAGCAAAGATTGTTCTACCTGTACAAGATCTTGAACAAAAGTGATAAGGATTCTGGAAGATACTCGTTTGATACCTTCGAGTAAACTCAATAGTACATCTGATCCCATCACACTTCAAATGAAGCAATTGGTGTTTGATTGGACGACCACTCTTACCTGATATCTTGTGGTCAATTTGCTCAACTCTCAATAAAGTCATTTGGAATAACCAGAATCAGCCCAACCACTACCCTGAAGTTGGAAGCCTGTGCCGCCGCTTATGAGCCTCTTAGCTTCTGGCTTCTTGCACTCAGGGCAATCCATCAACGGCGGTTCCGTAATCTTCTGGTCAGCCTCCCAGAGGTGCTGACAGGCTTTGCATTGGTACTCGTAGGTTGGCACTTGATTACCCTTGAGGCATGGGGCCTGGACCAATGT